CGCTTTAGAACACCGCCGCGATATAAAATTTTCAAAAAACGGTTTATTTCTGGGACTTTTGACAAAAAAGCCATGATTTCCAAAAACAATGTCGAAAACTAAAAAACCAGTCGAATTGCAACAAAAGCTCGGCAAACCGGGCAAACGTGACCCCGGAACGCTCCACGACGTGGCCGAACCGGTAGACGGTCCGCCAGCCATTCCGGCAGATTTACGGGATGCCGGCGCAGAGCTTTGGGTAAAAGTGACCAGGGCCGCCGCTTTGTGGGTGTCCGAATCGGATTTACCAGCTTTGGCGCAGTTATGCCGGTTGCATGACCAGTACGCCGACGTTAAACGCAGAATGGAACTAGCCGAGGATGATGACACTTTTCTGAAATATTCGTTAGAAGCTCGAAAGCTGCTGGATGTTCAACGGGGATTCTTTAGCGATATGGGTCTTAACCCTGTTAGCCGTGGAAAGCTGGGCCTGACGGTGGCTACCACGAAGGAAATCACCAGCAAGTTAGATCGGTGGCTCAAATGAACAACCAGCGGCTTTTCGGTTTGGAATGGAACCCCGAAACAAGAGATGAGCGGTATACCCCTAAATCTGTATTCGACGCTTTGGGCGTCACGTTCGATTTAGACGTGGCAAGTCCTCCCCCAGCCTATTCATGCGTCCCGGCCCGGAAGGTTTACACCATTGAGGACGACGGCTTAACTTCCCCGTGGCATGGTTTGGTTTGGATGAATCCGCCGTGGTCACAATGCACACCGTGGGTCGAAAAGTTTATAGAACACGGCAACGGCGTAGCTTTACTGCCAGCGGCTAAAAGCAGTAAGTGGATGTTTAAGCTATGGAGCAGCGACGCTAGCGTTTTGCTTTATAGCCATAACCAGTTTGGGGATTTTCTAGATTTTCGGCAACAACGTAACGAAGTGTCATACGCTCCGCTGTTCTGGGCGTTAGGGGAACAAGGGAAAAACGCTTTAACCCGACTTGGGCGGACACGATGACCACAAAAACGACACTGGGCGCAGATGTGGCCGAATTTGTGGAAACCTTCTGTAAACATCACCGCGGCGACCTCGCCGGCACTTTGATCGAGCTACGACCATTTCAGCGAGAAATCATTGACGGGCTATTTGAGACAACCGACGACGGGCTATGGCAGCACAAACACTGTTTAGTGATGCTGCCCCGAAAATCCGGCAAATCAGAACTGTTATCGGCAATAGCACTCTGGGCGCTTATCGCCTCCGGTGAATGGGCTCCTGAGGTTTACTGTGTCGCAGCTTCTAAGGACCAGGCCCGAATCGTTCTCGACAACATCAAAGCCATGATCGAACTAGAACCGGAACTCGCGTCAGCGGTCGAAGTGTTTAAGGATTCTCTCTATTGTCCGCTATCGGGCGGCGTGCTCAGGGTGCTATCCAGTGACGGACGGCTGGCCCACGGTCTAAACCCCACGTTTTGCATTGTGGACGAAACGTGGGCTCACAAAGACGGCGAACTCACCGAAGCTCTCTTATCGGGTTCGGGTGCTCGTAAACAATCCATGTTGGTTCATATCACGACACCGGGCAGCGGCGACGATTCCTATTTGTGGGATCTGGTCGAATACGACAAACGGGTACAAGCCGGGGAAATCACTGACAACACATGGTGGTCATATTGGAATCCACCGCCGCCAGATATGGCCCACGACGATTTAGCTGCCTGGCGTTTCCACCCAGCGTTTGGAGATTGGCTTGACGACACCTATTTACAATCCCAGGTTCTACAGTTACCGGAAGGAGAATTTAGGCGGCTGCATTTGGGACAATGGACGAAGGACCGGGAACAGTGGTTATCGGCGGAACAGTTCGACGCTTGCCCGGAGGCGACAATCACCCCAGGCGACGAGGACGTAGTTTTTGCAGTTGACGCCAGTTTTGCGAACGATTCCACGGTGATCGTTGCCGCCACCCCTGACAAAATCGTTAACGTCCTAGAGATTTGGGAAAAGCCGATAGGAGCGGAGGACGCCTGGCGCGTACCCCTCGACGAAGTTTCTCACCGAATTACCGAACTAATCGAAGAGTGGAAACCCAGGGCCGTTGTGTATGACCCGTTTGCCATGCAACACGCCATGCTGGTTATTGAGCAGGAAACCGGGGCGCAACTCATCGAGTATCCACAAACTCCTAAAAGGATGGTTCCGGCGTGCTCACAATTCAGCGAACTGGTTTTAACTCGAACCCTGGCCCACGATCACAACCCGGCGCTATCTCGCCACGTCGCCAACTGTCATACCCGGTCCGATAGGTACGGTGTCAGGGTCACAAAAGAGAGCCGGCAAAGTAAAAGAAGAATCGACGCGGCGGTAGCTTCCATAATGGCGGTCGACGTTGCACTACGATTAGAACCAGTGGTAATTCCACCGAAACCAAAAATCTATTAAATGCTCGGAACGTTTTTGCAGTTGCTCGCTTTTGGCCTGGCCTCATACTTCGCGTTTGTTTTAGGCGAAATGGCCGGCCTGGGGCTTGTCTTGTGCGCGGCTCTTATGTTTCTAGGCGTGGTCGTTGAAAGGCAGCAAATGTGATAACGCGACTATTGAGGGGCCGTAAAACTGAGGACCGAGACATCAACTTCGTGATCCCCTCTCGCGGCATGACGCCGCAACCGCTGACCGGGCCGCTCACCGTTAGCAACAGTTCCTCGTTGACGATCCCGACGCTGTACGCCTGCGTCCAACTCATCAGCGATTCCATAGGTTCGCTCCCGTTTCACTCCTACCGGCGCGGCGAAATCGTCCAACCAACACCGCGACTACTGGAGCAGCCCGACCCGACAGCTACACGAATAGACACCATTTCCAGCATTGTGACTAGTTTGCTTTTGGCCGGCAACGCCTACTGTTTACTCGGGGACCGCGACAGCCTGGGATATCCACAAACAGCAATCCCGTTAAACCCCGACGTCGTTTCAGTAAGAACCACACAAACGGGTGCTATCGAATATCAAGTAAACGGCGTTGCTGTCCCGTTCGACGACATCATGCACATTCGCGGAATGACGCTGCCCGGCGCTACCGAAGGTCTAGGCGTAGTGACCGCTACCCGACGTTCGCTCGGCATCGCTATTGCCGGCGACGAAATGGCCGCCGATTTCTACACAACCGGCGCGGTACCGACCGGCGTGCTACAGGCAGATAGCGAACTCACCAGGGAAGAAGCCAGCGATCTTAAAAGCGCTTTCGTTGCCGCTCACGGTGGCCGCCAGCGCTCACCAGCGGTCCTCTCAGCCGGTATCAAGTATCAGCCGCTCCAACTATCCCCTAAAGATTTAGAGTTTGTACAGGCCCGTGTGAACAGTGCGCGAGAAATCACAACAATGTTTAAGGTTCCGTCTCACATGGTCAACGTGCCAGCCGAGGGCGGCTCCATGACCTACCAAAACGTCCAACAGGACTCGATCAACTTCGTTCGATTCTGTCTCCGCGGCTGGTATTCGAGAGTAGAACAGGCATTTACCCAGGAGCTACCCCGAGGGCAAGTGGCACGCCTCAACATTGACGCTTTGATTCGTGGCAGCCGAAACGAACGCTTCGACGCTCACAAAACCGCTGTGGAAGGCGGATGGCTCACCGTGGACGAAATTCGCGATTTGGAAAACGTAACCGCTTCAGTGGCTCACGACGACCTGTTAGGGTGAAAAATGGAAATTGAACACCGAACGCTAGAAATCAGCGACATCGAAGTACGAGAAACCGACGGGCAACACCACATAGTGGCGTTAGTGGCACCGTGGAACGCCACCTACGACGCCGGCAGCTATGTTGAGCGTTTCGGAAAAAGCGTTTTCGACAAATCCATACAGGAACGGGGCAGAAATATCCCCTTAATGCATGGTCACGACCGCGAAAACATGCCGATAGGCAAATCCGCTAGCTGGGAAAAAGACCAAATCGGTTTAATCGCAGATTTCGAGATGGCACCAACTGAACGAGCCCGCGAAGCGCTCGAACTCGCAAAAAATGGTTACGTTTCCGGGTTTTCGGTGGGATTTGTGCCAGTTCGCAACGACGAAGCGAAACACGACGGGCGACGGCACGTAACACGAGTAGAAGCGAAACTCGATCACGTAGCGCTACTCACAGCACCGACCGCCCCGGCTTACGGGGACGCACAACTCATAGCAGCCAGGGCGTTTAACCCCGACGACGAAACGCTAGTACCCCGGCTCGCACGCTGGCGTCACTTACTCGACGCCGAGACGCGCTAAGGTTTTAGTAGAACGCCAACGACACGCCGGTTTACCACCTGTCGTTACCTTCGATAAACGAACGTGACACAGGAGAAACTGTTTTATGAAACTGTTAGATCAGTTGATCGCAGAGCGCTCAGAAATAAGCGCTATGCAAACAGCTTTGGTGAACAGGGCAGCGGACGAAGTACGCGACCTCACCGAAGAAGAAGACAAAAACCTCGCGGATTTCCAAACTCGCGCTAGCGAACTTGATCGCCGCATCGAGGATCTACGAACAATGCAGGAGGCCACGCTGAAAGCTGACGCCATGCGAGCGGAAGTCAGGGCTATGAACGCAGAAAACCCCGAGGAAGCACCGGCAACAGGCCAGGCGGTCGTTAAAGAAGAACCGCTCACCTACCGGCAAGACAACAGCCACGAACTGTCTTTTGTTAAAGACTTCATTGACAGCGTTGTTTCTAAGGATGCGGCAGCTACAGAGCGTATTCACCGCCACCAACAAGAAATGCTCGTAACTCGTGACGGCACGACCAGCAACTATGCCGGTCTAGTTGTTCCGCAATACTTGACAGACCTCGCAGCGCCATTGGCTCGTGCAGGCCGTCCTTTTGCTGACCAATGCCGAAACCTTCCGCTCCCAGAATCCGGCATGACTCTCAACATTTCGAGGGTTACCACCGGATCAAGTGCAGCGGTACAAGCAGCAGAAAACGACGCCGTATCGGAAACCGATATCGACGACACGCTACTTACCAGCAACATCAGCACCGTAGCTAGCGGCCAGCAACTCAGCCGCCAAGCTATGGAACGCGGAACGGGTATTGACGCTTTGGTAACTGGGGATATGGCCTCGGCTATGTCAACAACCCTGGACAACCAACTCATTAACGGTTCGGGGTCATCGGGACAGCTTCTCGGGGTTTCACAAGTAACCGGCATTAACAG